AGTTTACTTTCACAATGGCTTCTACGGTGCCATAACCGTCGCTGTTTTTGTCTTCAAGTGCGCGGCCAATTACATTGAACGCAGTTACTTCAGAAGCGTCTGCTGCTCTAGCATAACCATTTCCAGCACTTACAAGACGATCACCTTTTTTAATAACACCAGTTACAAGAACAGGTACTCTTCCAGTCATTGCAATGGCTGGGTGAGTTAAGTCATCTCCTGCCATTCCGTTCATCATAAATGCAGCTTGTGTACTGATTACACCAAACACACTATCAGTAAGTTCTTCTTTGGCAATAGTGACTTCTTTCTCGCCGCCCAACTCAACCACAGTACCAGCTGGATATGTTTGGTCAGTTTCAAATCTTTCCGCCAAGTCAGCGTACTGTGCTGAAGTTGCCTTTGCAAAAATTGTATTAAATGCTCTTCCGCTTGCACCAATGTTACCAACGCCGTCTGATAGCAAATTAGTAATACCTTTAACACCGATAGTACTTTCTGCACCATCAACTAGAATTGCAGTTGATTGTGATCCACCGTCATTAACGCGAATGCGAATATCTCCGTCAAGTGTTTGGTTACCTAAGTAAACGTCAGTTCCTGATACAAAGAATCTTCCGTCGCTGTCGCCGCCCACATACAAGCCTGTGTCATTCTGAATACTAATACTTGTATCATTTGTGGTAGCACCAGATGTTACCATATAACCGGAGGCCGCAACGTTTCCAAGTGTAGTAGCATTGGTTGCTGTGCCTTGGAAAAGATAAGCACTTGCTGTGCTCATGTTTAATCCTGGCTTGATTGTGGCAAATCCAGACAAACTAGCAGCAGGAGTAAATTCCGCATCTTTGCTCCAAATACCTACAATGGTATTGTTTACAAACATTTTAATAACAACGTGATCAGCGGCTAATGTGTCAGTTACTGTATCTACAATAGCACCAGTGGTGCCTGTTCCTGCTGTAAACGCAGGACCAATGGTTGTAAAACCACTGCCATTGTATACTTTTAACTGCGCATTTGTTGTGTCCCACCAAAGATCACCAGTTGCGTTACTAGTTGGAGCAGTAGCACTTGATCTGGCGCCTGATATTGACTTAAACAGCGTTCCGTTGTATACTTTTAGTGTAGCAGTCGATTTATCCCACCAAAGTTGACCAGTTAATGGTGCACCGGGTGCGGTTGTATTTGCACTGTTTTCCAAAAGATGAACAAAGTTTTCATCAAGGAATTCACCATAGCCTGCGTAGTTTTTACCTACGAGGACCATGCTCGAACTTGTATTAATCGTTCCATCTGCTATCGTTGCAAATATGGAACCATCTGTTAGGTTAATGGTATATGCCATTTTCTTTTCTACTCCAACTTAGTGTATTTAGCACATTATTCTATGTGTATATTTATGTCGCACTTAAATTAGTAAGTGTCTGTATCCTCACTGTGTAATCAATCTGTATCTGTCTGTTCAGACTCTTTTGTACAGGATGGAATATTACGTGAGTGATCAATCTCAAATTGTCTGCTGCACCATTCCACGTTTTTAAGCCAAGTTCGTCAAATACATAGTCACCGTTGAAATCGGTACTGTTGTCAAATGCTTGTTGTCCCGAAGGCTCGCCATAATCTAGCAAGCAACTTACCAAAATATCACTGTATACATTTCCTGTTGTGTGTAAAACGGTTAATTTGTTTCTAGTAGGGTCTGTGTTTGCAGCACTGTTATCGTCTACAACTTTACTGAAAGTTTCGTTGTAGAGGTCCGCATTTTGCCCAGTGGTATTAGGTGGCAAGTAGGTGATGACTCCAGTTGGATCAACGCTACTACCGCCATTACCAAAAGCCATGCTGTAAATTTGGCCAACTGTTCTGTTGGCCAAACTGTTTGCTAGACTTTCGCTAATGTTTTCATAATGTATTGCATTTCGCTTGTCAACAAAAACTTCTTGACTGTTTGGGTCAAATATTTTTATGTGTCCGCTAATAGCCAATGCACCTAAATCATTTGGTTTGGTAATTGGTGTTTCTTTCACTGTTTTTTTCTCTGCAGATTTATTTTTTGCATCCATACCTTATTTACCTGTTAAATTTCTCCCCGTAAGAACCTTGCAGCCACAGTTGTTTGATCTTGCAAAGGTATTCCGTTACTTGCTGAACCAGATGTACCACTTGGAGGGTATGTAAAATACGCATTAAACGATGTTGGATCAGCAATTCGAGCATTAAGAAAAGCAGGAATAAACACGGTTTCAATGCGTGTTTTTATTGCACCAGATGCTAGAGCACCAGCACCATACTGTGCCGCATAGAGTGCATCAAGGGCTGTTACACCATAAGGACCACTGTTGTCCATAGAAAAATCACCATAGAGATAACCGTCACTGGCAGTGGTACCAAGGAATGAAGCAATTGGACTACTACCTGGACCACCACTGGCATATTGTAAAATTGCTCGCGATACTCCATCTACTGCACTCCAGTAGATATCATTTGCGGTATAGCCACCTTGCGCATACATTACTTTTGATTTTTCAATATAGATAACAATGTCAACTCCATCAGCCGGTGGAGTGACTAAACTAACTTCAACCGGGCCAATGTCAGCAACAAAGTACTCGCTGTTGGCAAGCACTGTCCCGCCAACTTTTACTTGTACTGCTTCTTCAATTTCTGTGCTGTCTAATCCAGTGTCTAAAGTAAGATTTGGACACAAGAACAATTGGGTAACACCATCGCCAGTAAACGTGTCTTTTTCCAGACTAATTTGATATTGCGAGGGCAGTTGTTGTCCAACTGTTACATCACTTACGGAGGCATTTGTACTATGGCTGGCTATTCCAGTACCAGCTACTCCTCTGCGTAGTCCTGTTAGTGTGTTTGTTACTGTGTTACGAGAACTGTAGGTGATTCTTTCACCATTGATAATAATTGCACCAAATATGTTAGCAGCAAGATTTGGTTCCGTTAGCAGACTAGCATCTTGAACATAAATTGTTTCGTCGTCTGTTGCTAAGTCACTGCTTAGTTTTGTTGTGTTGCCTTCATACAATCTCAACAATTTTTGTGTGCCAATCATGTCTTGGAATATTCTAAAGTTTAACGATTCGTTTGCTACGCTTTGCGTCATGCTAGTGATCACCAAAACATCAGCTCCGCCAAGGATACTACCACCAATTGTGACTACACTGCCATCAACAGTGTAATCAGCACCTGGATATAATCTACGTCCATTTAGAGAAACAAATAATCTGTTACTTGCTGTAATTGTTCGACCAGTGTCAAAGTCATTTGTGAACAAGACAACACCTGTTGCGAAGTCAAAACTACCACTGGTAAAACTTGTTGTTGCTTCGTCAAAAGTAATTCCGTCTTGGTCGTATCCTTCACTTACCAACGCACCTGTTGTGGTTGGACCAACAAATACCTGTGTTAATAAATCTTGTTCGCTGGTATCATTGAATGTGGTAACGCTGATTACACTATCCCCTGCAGGAGTATCCAATAAAGTTAGTGTACTGCCACTTAGTGTGTAATCAGCGTCAGTGCTTACTGACACAACAATTTCGCTTGAGCTATCTGGAGCTGTAACAAATTCTACCCATCTGTCACTTGAACCATCCCAGGCTGTTATTGTATAATCTGTTGTTAGTGTCTGCAATACTTGATCAACGTATACCTTGACGTCAGAGTCAACAATCAAACCCTGATTTATTAGACCTCGTGTGGGCAAGTAGTACGGTCCTGTACTGCTACCATCTCCTGTGTATTCAACGCTTTCTGCTGGTCGTAATCTAAATCCATTTCGTCTGACAATAAGATTTATTGGATTAGTACCTTGTAAACTATTGCTCAACGTAAATGCCAGTGTAGATCCGTCAAATACAAAGTCTTCTGTAATTGGGGAGCTCCAGCTCTTTGCAGGAGTGGTAGCACCAAACGCAACTACGAGTAGACTGTCTGTACTGGTGTATGTATTACTAAAACTTATTTCTGTAGCATAATCTCCGCTGGCCGCATAAGTGTAAGAACTTATGATTGAACCATTTACAACAATAAGCATGCTGGCTATTTCAGTGTATGCTACAGGAATTGTTAAACTATTACCCACTGAAGAACCATTCCAAGTTTCTTTGTAGAGTTGATTTCCGCCGCCAACTCCAAATAACAATAATTCAATTTCGTCGCCGGTAGTTGCTCCTGCTGATACGGTTACAGTTTTATTAGCCCAATCAATTGTATAATGGTCAATTGGATTTAAAACTTGATCTAGATCACGATTCTCAACCTGGATAAACATTGGATTTTCCATTACCCCAGAGAAACTAATAGTAACACTGGTAGCACCAAAAATTCCTTGTGTGCTCTTCATGTCAAATCCATGGCCGTCTCCGGTTGCATCACCGCCAGGACGAGTGTAAACCCTCAAATCCAATGTATCATACATTCTACCCGGAATAAGTTCTTCTGGAGCATGACTGCTGTAGGTGTCAACAAATCCACCACCTATTACATTAATATCTGTGCTTCTTTGTCCCAAGTAAGTGTCTGTGAAACTGCTTTGATAAATTGTATCAAGAATACTTGTACTGTATGTTGGAAGTCCTTCTGGTCCAAACTCAATATTATCAAATGGGTTGATGTCAAAAGCACCAACATCAAATCCAGTATTTTCGCTAAACAATGGCCCAGTTACCTGTACGCCTGGATAATCAACTCCTGCCCACAGTTGAGCAAGCTCTCTGCCTGGGTCTTGCGGATCTGGATCATACAAACCAATTGTTCTATTTGCTCCACTTAGTGTGCTAGCATCTACAACAGTGTATTGATCTGGATTAAAACTATCGCCACTGTTGATTGCAGTGCTATCAGCAACTTCGTTTACGCTGTAAACTTTGCCAAGGTATCTAACAAGACTTCCTTCAGTGTAGGTAGTGTCAGCAGTCCAATCTACCACA